TGCTAAACCATATCTTGCAGTACCTACTCCTGTAGTGTCTGATGCTACAGCACCAGTATTACTTACTAAATTTGTCATTGAAACATAACTTCCAGCATAACCAAAACCAAAGATGGCTTTGTCGCTACCGTAACCAGCAGCTGCTAAAGAGCGTCTAGCTGTACCAACACCTGTTACATCACTAGCTACTGTTCCAGAACTATTTACTAAATTAGTTATTGAAACATTACTACCATTATAACCATATCCAAAGTTTGCTTTTTGAGTTTTTGGTGCAACAGGTTCTAAATCTGAAACAATATCAGATGCTGGTGTCCAACCAACAGTTGCTCCAGAATAAACTAAATTGATTGCCTGACCATTTGTATCATAATCAACAATGTATGTGTCTGGACTTGATTGAAAATTTAAACCATTACTATCTATAGTAATAGCATTAGTACCCCATGTTCGTGCGTAGTCTGAAAGAATAATTTGATCTCCAGCTGTCGCAGCACTTGGTAGTGTAATCGTACAAGCATTTGAGGTAGTATTAATAAAATAACCTTTACCAGCACTAACTGTTACAGTTGAAGCTGTAACTACTGGTTGCCAACTTAAACCACCAGCTGCTGCAAGTACCACTCCAGATGAGCGAAAGATATTGTCTTTTACTAATCCACTCATGGTGTTTTACAATCCTATAATGTTTGATCTAAATAAGTAATAACACAATCCACATCTCCTGAAGTACCTAATTGTGCTGAAAGAACATCTGTCGCTTCTAAAACTAATCTAGAGGTATGTTCAAAAGTTGCATTTGCACCTAATGCCTGATCTGAATAAATTTCAAAATCATTAACACCCGCATCATCTCTAATATATAAATCAAAAGTTTCTGCTGCTCCTGCAGTTTCACATAATGATAAATTAAGTATAGTGTAAGTGTGTCCACTTGCTACTGTCAATAAATCGTTTTCACTATTTGTGATTCCTGCTACTAATTTTACCTTCATTAACTCACTTGCCATATTTTTTCTCCTAAATTAAAAACCCATTATAAAGGTTTTTCCTGTTGTTGTTAATTGACCACCTTCTGCGGTTGCTATTCCTGCGATTGTTACATTACCTGTTCCAGTAATATCATTTGAGTTTAAATCTAAATCACCACCAAGTTGTGGGGTGATATCTTGAACAACCGCTGTAATACCTGCAGTTAAACCTGTATCCACAACATTAGTTCCATCAGAATACAATAATTTAGTACCTTTATCAGTAGTACTAAAGGTAGCTCCCGTACCAGACACTGTTTTAAATAAAACAGTGTAAGCCCCTACGGTGCTATTTTTAATAATATAAATTTTTTCAATACTATTAGGGATAGTTACTATAATATTCCCAGTAATAGTTCCTGTTAATTTAATAACAGCATTCCTACCATTAGATATAGTTGCATCTGTAATAGCTAACGTAGTAGTTCCCGTACCGTTTACAGTTACTGCTTCATATCCAGCTAATGATTGTTGAATTAATTCTAAATTGTCGTTTGTTTTATCGCCCCATGTTCCAGAGTTTTCCCCTGTGAACATTAATTCTAGACCTAAATCTGTATAACTTGATGCCATTTTATTATATCCTTATTAATATTAGTATTATAGTTTCTTTATGCAGCAATATCAACATCAGTCCATACAGAGCCTGCTCCCTTGTTAACTTCAGACCAAGAAACAGCTGTTCCTGTATTTACTTCTGCCCAAGCTATTACTTGAGCTTGTCCTATCCCTATGCTTAAAGATTGTCCTGTTACTATCGCATTAGCGTTTGCTGTAATTATAACACTTCCAGTTAAAGAAGTTAAGCTTGACCCTGTAACCTCGGCTACGGATACAGCGTCCACCTCTCCTACTACTGGAGTTAATGCAGATCCTGTAACATTAACATTAGCGTTTGCCTCTGTATCTTCATTACCAACAATAAGAGTTAAAGTAGAACCAGTTACTGCATAAACAGCTACAGCGTCCACCTCTCCTACTACTGGAGTTAATGCAGATCCTGTAACACCTACAAGTGTATTTAAATCTATTGTAACTGAACTTATTTCAGAAGTTAATTCAGAACCTGTTGTAATTGGACCTACTGCAATTTCTTCTGTGACATCACCAAGAGTTACTGCCATGTCATGCTCAGTAACATTAATAAAGATATTACCATTTGCAGCAATATCTACTTCTCCAGTTACAGAAGTTAATTGACTTCCTGTTACTATAGCAAGTCCATCTGCCTCTGTATCTTCATTTCCAACTACAGAAGTTAATTGACTTCCTGTTACTATAGCAAGTCCATCTGCATTAGTACTACTTCCCCAGTTACAGAAGTTAATGAAATTCCTGTTAAAGTTACGTTAACACTAATATCAACGGTAACAGGATTTGTTTGTGTAGTTAAAGTATTTAGATTATTTCCTTCGCCCCAAGCGAATTCTCCCCATGCTTGTTCTCCCCAAGCATTAGAAACAGATACATCTATGCCGTTATCTCCCCAGGCTTGTTCGCCCCAATCATTAGAACCCCAAGGAGACGCTGACATGCGTTAATCCTTAACTAATTCTTAAAATCGCAGCTGAACTAGTGAATGCTGGGAATTGAACTGTGAAAGTTCCTGCAGTTGCAGTTTTATTTCCACCGAAATCCAAAACACACACAGCGGCATTAGCATTACTCGTGTTATAAATTAATGCACCTTTTGCAGTTAATGTAACACCTGCGAACGAAAAGTTAGCATAGTTAGTAATTGCTGTATTTACAGAAAGGGAAGTTCCACTATTTACTAGTGCGCCTCCTCCTGCTGTATATCCTGATGGTGAAGAAGCTTCCGCACCAGTAGTGTATGAGGTTGTAGATTTTCCTAAAGTAGCTGTATCTTCATACAACGCTAATTTAAATTTATTACCACCAGATCCTGATGTGTCAAAATCGTGTTCTGCTTGCAATAGTTCTTGTTTAAAAGAATTACATATTGCGTTTGTTGTTATAGCCATTTTTTATTCTCCTTGTTTATTTTTATGGGGATGGGGAATCTATTTTAATTCTAGGCACTCCATCCTGAAAGTCGTCTCTACGTCTTCTACCCATTTGTTGTAAAGCAAAAGATTGTATTTCTTCATTATACTTGTCTGTGTATAGTTTGTACATATCTAAAGGTTCTTTTAAATAAGAAAAAGACTCTGATAATACGCCGTATAAAAGAATAGATTGTTGATGCTGTGATAAATAAGTATTATTAGAAACAGTGAAATGAGGTGGACCTATTACATAATTAACCTGTACCTGATAAGTAGAATCTGGAATAGGCGCTACTACAACAGTAAATTCATCCCACATAGCGTACGATACGGGTATACCTGTTGCACCAGATTCGTTATATTCGGTTATGTAAGTTTGGTCTCTTTTTTCTAAAAAAGATCTATTGGTTCCAACAATAGTCTCCATACTTCTCATTAGTACAAAGTCAGAAGGCATGCTTATATACCTTTGTGTTGTTATAAAATTAGAAGTAGAATATTTTCTTAAATCATCGTAATCTACTTTACCCGCAACATTAAGTTCTACATTAGTAAGAAACTGTTCAATTAAAGTATCCGTTAATGTGGTGTCTCCTACTTCAGTATAGTTTCTAATTTGAGTTAAAAATTGTGCGTATGATATAGCCATTATGATATTACCACTGTTACACTTCCTGCTTGCATTATAGCCTGTCTTCTTATGTTTTGAATAGACCCGTCTTCTGGAATCATTCCTGTTGAATTATAAGCAAAATCTCCTGGTAGTTCTAAAGAAACTGTACACATTCCTTGTCCTCCAGAATCTGCATCTACTCCATTAATATCTTCAGGTTGTTGAAAATCTTGCGACCTAACATTTGCTAAAGCAATAGCGTCTGCTTTATGATAAGGAGGATCTAATTGAGGATGCTTTGGTTCATATTCAGAAATATGCACCCACGATCCTTGCCACTCTTTTACCATTTCCCTGTAAGGAAACGCTGCTCCTGATCTATCTGATATGGATAGAGATTTTTTACCTGTTGCTTGATTGCCCATAAATTAACCCGCTGGATAATAGTTTTGAGGTGAAATGTAAGAGGACGTTCTTTGTCCGTCTTCTTCTAAAGCTCTCATAATTTCATCTTCATATAATTGTTTTAATAATTGAATTCTATCTGGTGCTATTTTTTGAGATAAATAATAAGCTAGGCCAGCACACATAGCAGGCATAAATCTATATACAACATCGGCTGTATTAGTGTAAGCTCCAGTGTCTTCAATTCTACCAATGTAATAATATTTTAAATAAGTATAAGTAGAAGCATCGGGAGCTTGGTATAAATAAATTTGTGGTGTTGTTTCTCTTGAGATATAATATTGAGAAGGTTGTCCTGTTGTTCCTTTATTAGGAAGAGCCGCATAAGCAGACCTATCAATTTTAGTTAAAGAAACATCTTGTGTAGTAGAAGTAACTCCAGAAGTTGTAGAGACATAAGCTTCTAAGACATCATTACAATCACTAGGAGCTGCGTATTGAAGTACTCCAGCAGTTAGTAACTGTGTTTGTAAAGTAACTTTCCAAAGATGTACTCCTCGGTTCCCCCAATCAGAAAATAATAAGTTTAAAGATCTTCTGGCGGATCTTAAATCATTTCCAGAATTAGTTCTAATGCCACAACGTTCATAGGCTTCTTCTATAACGTCATCTATAGTTAGATTAAATGATGTAGTTCCAGAAGTTGCCATGGTTCATGACCTACTTCTTTTTTGGTTTTTTAGAATCTTTTTTTGAACCTATTTTACCAGTAAGTTTGTAATTCTTTTTTCCGCCGCCCATTGGATAGACCATATTAAAATACTCCTTTAAAGTTAGTTCCTCTTATTGCACTTCCAACACCTCGCGTTCTTACTTCAGAACCCATTGATGCTTTCATCATTTTACCTTTTTTAGCTTTCGCTGTCTGCTCTCCAGTTGTAACATCTGACTTAGCTTTTTTGTCGTAATATTTAGAAACTAAAGCTGGAAGGATTCCTAAATTTTTAGCAAAACTCCTTGCTCCTTTAGATCTTTCTAATAAATCTGCTCCCATACCTAAAAGACCAAATCCTTTTGAAGCTTTAATTACTTTTCTCATACTATTTTAATCCTTTTACGGTTGTACAGTTTCTTAGATTGTACCACCTTAGACTTATAACGTCTATCACTTAACTTTTTTGCTATTGGGTTTGGTTTTTTTGCCATGGGTACGTTTAATAACCTTCTTATATTTACCCTTCCATTCAGAGCCCAAACCTGGTTCTAATTGTCTAGCCATTTGAGATCTTGATATTACCACTTAGCACCTTTAACCCTATTATCTATTGCCCATAATGGTTGTAAATTAGTGTAATTAAAACATTCAGATTGTTGTTTTGGATTGGTTAGGTCGAAGCTGGCACAGGGTCGTATATGATCAATATGGAATAGATGTCTATTTTCCCAAGTCATGCCTGGTTTAAACTGTTTTTCTAAATGTTCAATTAAATATTTAACGGTGCAGCCAAGTAATTCTAAAGTTCTTTTTGATTTACTTTTTCCATTCAATGCTTGGTTAAGTCGTCCTCTTAAACTCAATGTTAACCTATATTCTATATCTACATATCTTCTTTTTTTAGCTTTAATTCTTATCTTTTCTTTATTATTTGAATACCATTCTTTATTTCTCTCT